ATCAATGACTGTTTACTGATTGATGGTTACCACTATACAGCAATTTCAGCGATAGTCAAGAGTTTTTTTAAATATTTTTAAATTAATTTTTTTATATCTCAAGTGTACCCACGCGGATACACACACGTTCCTTTTTGGCGTGTGCGCGTGTATGCCTGTGTGTGCGTGTGTGCGCCTATGCGCGATGTGCGCCTGTGTGCGCCTGTGTGTGTGCCTGTGTGTGCGTATGGGCGCGTAATGTGCGCGTGTGCGTGTACGCGAGGGCGCGGGGGGGCGCGTGAGGCTTTCTTATGCTGTTAGTTACCACCCAGATACAAAAAAAGTGAAAATTGGTTGTATTAAATCGCCTTGGATTTAACTCTATAAGCCGTTGATTCTACTCATGTTTTCTAACCCCTCTGGGGTATGACAATAAATGTAATAAAAGGACAGGGGTTATAATAAAAAATCATAAGGGCGCGGGGAAACTTTAGCCTACAATCGCGGGTCAAAGTGCCTGAGAAAATAATTTAAAATAGTGTCAGAAAGTTCTTGACTTTTAGTTCAGAATATGGTATAATAAGGATATAATATAGAGTTTAATAAAACAAACTTTAGCCTTAAGTATACTTAAGTATCATTTGGATTAAGTTTTTATTCTTATCCACAGGCACTTTAGTATTCTTAAGATAACTTAAGGAGGATGTTTTGTCATCTACAGATAACCAAGAGCCTGTTGTTACCGCGAAGCGGAAACGAGGGCGACCAAGAAAAGCAGATATGGTGTCACGCAAGAAGGGGACTACTGGATTATCCAGAGGGCGACCCAAGGGTGATGCCGCTATAATCAACGAGTATAAAGGTAGGATGTTGTCATCCCCCAAGTCTCGTAAAGTATTAGAATCAATATTCGATGCCGCACTTAATGATGACCACAAGAATCAGGCGGCGGCATGGAAATTAGTTATGGATAGAATACTACCTACCGCTGTGTTCGAGAAGGACGTAGTTAAAGGAGCAGGTAGGTCAGCCATCCAAATCAACATCACTGGAGTCGGAGGTGAGGCTACGGTGGTGTCAGCAGGTGAGGATGCACTTCTGGAAGGAGAAATCATAGATGGCTAAGTATTTTAATCGTGATGAGTTCACTTGTTCCTATACAGGTGAGAACGAAATAAAAGATGAGTTCATTGAAAGGCTAGATGCTTTACGCGAAGCCTGTGGTTTCCCCTTTATTATTACTAGCGGGTATAGAGCAAAGTCTCACCCAGTTGAAATTAATAAAACGACTACAGGAACTCATGTACAAGGTATTGCGGCAGACATTAAAGTCACAGATGCTACTCAACGCTTTAAGATTGTTGAAGAGGCGATTAAACTTAACTTCACAGGAATTGGAGTTGCTAATAGTTTTGTCCATGTTGACATCCGCAGTGGTGACGATACAACCCCTTATGTAATGTGGGTGTATAAGTGACAGAGTTAAATGTCTCGTTACTACCTTGGCAACAGGAAGTCTTTGAAGATGAAACACGCTTTAAGGTTATAGCCGCAGGTAGACGTACAGGCAAGTCACGGTTAGCCGCTTGGATGCTCATTATACGAGCGTTACAGGCTGAACGAGGTCATGTGTTCTACGTTGCCCCTACGCAGGGACAGGCGCGGGACATCATGTGGCAAGTCCTCATGGAACTGGGGCATGGTGTCATAGCCTCTAGCCACGTTAATAACCTACAGATTAAACTTGTCAACGGAGCAACCATAGCACTCAAAGGTGCTGACCGACCAGAAACTATGAGGGGTGTCAGTCTCAGGTTCTTGGTTATGGATGAGTACGCTGACATGAAGCCAGAGGTTTGGGAGCAGATACTACGACCTGCCTTGGCTGACCAAAAGGGTGATGCGTTGTTCATTGGTACGCCAATGGGACGTAACCACTTCTACGATTTATATACATACGCTTGTGTATCCGATGACCCTACATTCTCAGGGTATCACTTTACAAGCTACGACAATCCATTGCTCGACCCCGAAGAGATAGAAGCGGCAAAGAAGTCCATGTCTGCGTTCTCTTTCCGACAGGAGTTTATGGCATCATTCGAGGCACAAGGTAGTGAACTATTTAAAGAAGAATATATTAAGTTTTCTGAGGAAGAGCCGCAAGTGGGTGATTACTACATTGCGGTGGATTTGGCAGGTTTCGCTGAGGTGGGTAAAGCTACTACCAAAACGAAGCGGCTTGACCAAACTGCTATCTCAGTTGTCAAAGTATCTGAGGAAGGTTGGTGGGTCGCTAAGATTATTCATGGCAGATGGGGTGTTGAAGCCACTGCAAGGAAGATTTTTGAAGCTGTCGCGCACTATCAACCAGTGGCGGTTGGGATTGAAAAAGGGGCTTTAAAGAACGCTGTACTTCCCTACCTGAGCGACCAGATGAAACAAGGTAATCGTTTCTTTAGGGTGGAAGAACTAACACACGGTAATAAGAAAAAGATAGACAGGATTGTTTGGGCTTTACAGGGTAGATTTGAACACGGAACTATTACACTTAATAAAGGAGAATGGAACACAGAGTTTTTAGATGAACTGTTCCAATTCCCCAACCAGATGGTACATGACGATTTAATAGACTCGCTTGCCTACATTGACCAGTTAGCTAACGTAGCTTACGCAGGTGATTACATACACGAAGAACATCAACTTTTAGATGCTTACGCAGGGTACTAATATGTTAGAAGAAAATTTAGATGGGCTGACGAATGAACAAACGCTCGAAGGATGGGTTATCAGTAAATGTGACTCATGGCGTGACCATTTTACAACCAACTACGCAAAGAAGTTTGACGAGTTTTATCGCCTTTGGCGGGGACAGTGGGCGGCAGAGGATAGGACGAGAGACTCAGAACGCTCTAAGATTATCAGCCCTGCGCTCCAACAAGCCGTTGAATCCTCGGTAGCGGAACTAGAGGAAGCTACCTTTGGGCGTGGCAAGTGGTTTGACATCGAAGATGATGTGTCCGACCAAGAAAAACAAGATATAGCACTATTGCGCGAAACGCTATACAAAGATTTCAAAAAGAATAAGATTCGTAAAGGTGTCGCTGAGTGTCTACTCAATGCCGCTGTGTTCGGTACAGGTGTTGCAGAAGTTGTTTTGGAAGATAAAAGAGAAGTCGCTCCCGCCACCGAGCCTGTAATGGGCGGTGATTTAACTGCGGTTGGTGTCAACATCACAGAAAGAACTTGCGTTAAACTAAAGCCTGTGATGCCTCAGAACTTCCTTATTGACCCCTTAGCTACTTCCGTAGAAGAAGCAATGGGTTGTGCAGTTGATGAGTTTGTGTCATCCCATAGTATCGAGCAACTCATGGAGGAAGGTGTCTATAACGATGTGCCTTTGGAAATGGGTGCGTCCGACTATAACATCGAACCAGATAAAGACTTAACTATCTATGATGATAACAAAGTACGTTTAACAAAGTATTACGGCTTAGTGCCTCGCCATTTGCTCAAGGCGGCTCAAGCAGAAGAACTAACGGAAGATGGTGAAGAAGTAGAAGTAGAGGATTTAACTGGAGAAGGGGAAGATGATAGCTACTATGTAGAGGCTATTGTTGTTTTAGCCAACGAGGGTACTCTCCTTAAAGCAGAAGAAAACCCCTACATGATGGGAGACAGACCTATTATAGCATTCCCTTGGGATGTCGTTCCTAGCCGTTTCTGGGGTCGAGGAGTATGTGAGAAAGGGTACAACTCTCAAAAGGCGTTAGACGCTGAAATACGAGCCAGAATAGACGCTCTTGCCTTAACGATACACCCCATGCTTGCAATGGACGCAACTCGTATGCCTAGAGGTGCTAAACCAGAGGTTCGTGCGGGTAAGGTTATCTTGACCAACGGCAACCCCGCTGAAGTTATACAACCATTTAACTTCGGTAATGTCAGCCAACTTAGCTTTGCACAGGCGGCAGAACTACAGAAGATGGTACAAACCGCCACAGGTGCTATAGACTCCGCAGGTATCGCAGGTTCTATCAATGGCGACCAGACTGCCGCAGGTATCTCTATGAGCCTCGGTGCTATTATTAAGCGTCATAAGCGTACTCTTATTAATTTCCAAGAGTCCTTCCTGATTCCATTCGTAACCAAGGCGGCTCACAGGTATATGCAGTTTAATCCTGAATTGTACCCTGTAGGCGACTATAAGTTCCACACTTCTAGTTCTCTAGGCATCATTGCGCGTGAGTACGAAGTAACACAGCTAGTACAGCTACTACAAACCATGTCTCCAGATACTCCAATGTATCCACAGTTGATTATGTCAATCGTAGATAACATGAATCTTGGTAATCGTGAAGAACTTATTGCGGCTTTACAACAAGCTAACCAACCCAATCCAGAGGCACAAGCGGCACAACAAGCTATACAACAGGCTGAGGTTGAGTTTAAGAACTCTCAGACTAATGCGCTTAACGGTCAGGCTATGGAGTCACAAGCTAGAGCAGGTAAGCTACAAAACGAAGCTCAAGCAGTACCTATGGAAACAGAGATTGCTCGTATTAAAGCAGTTACAACTAACTTGAAGGATGGTGACGCTGATGATAAAGAGTTTAAGAAGCGTCTGGAAATCTCTAAGCAACTTCTCAAAGAACGAGAGGTTGCTGTCAAGGAAGCCACTACCGACCCAATGGTAGCTACGCCTCCACAACAACCACAAGAACCACAACAACCCTTACCACAACCAATAACCCCAATGGGATAATTATGATAACTCATACAGAAATGCAAAGTGTTTTAAATCAGGTTAATAAACTTTTCGACCAATATACTGAGAAACTAGAGGCTCTTGAGAAAAAAATAGAAGGATTAGCCAAAGAGCCTGTAGCTAAAAAAACTATGAAAAAGAGTAAATAATACTTGACATTTTACATAAAATATGATATAATGTATTATATACTATACAAAGTATAACATAAGAAACATAAACTGTCCGAAAGGGGAAACAGTATGGATAAAGTAGAACTAGAGAAATACTATCGTGCCTATGAAGATATGTTCCTAACCGATGGTTGGAAAGCGTTTATAGAGGATTTAGAAGTAAGCGCAAAAGCTATAGATTCGATTGAAGCGAGTAACAATGCAGATGATTTATTCTTTCGCAAAGGTCAACTAGCTTCGATAGCCAGAGTGCTGAACCTACCAGATAGTATTGAAGTAGCAAAACAACAACTGATTGAAGAAGAAACGGAAGTCGCCTAATGGGAATCATGGTTGATTTCACTTGTCCTAACGGACATACAACGGAAAGATTCGTAAGTACGGACACAACTGAAACAGATTGTCCAGATTGTGACCAGAAAGCAATAAAAGTTTTATCTTGTCCGACCATACAGCGCGATAAGAACTCTTGGAAATCCGTGCAAGATTGGAGCAAGAAAAGAGAAAATCATATCAAGTATGAAAAGAAGCAGGGTATAAAACTACAAACTTAACGGTAAGGCTAACTCTCGACCATAGAACCCTTACTTAAATACACCTCCATAATGAGATTACTCACGGAGTTTAATAATGGCAACACTACTAAATGAGCGTCCAGAAGTAGACGAGAAAAACACTGACAACCAAACCGCACTACAAGAACCTTCGCAAGAGGAAAACCTTGAACCCCAAGAACAGGAACAACAAGAACAGATACCTGATAAGTACCAAGGAAAGTCCACAGCCGAAATAGTACGGATGCACCAAGAGGCTGAGAAACTTCTAGGTAAACAAAGTTCAGAAGTGGGGGACTTGCGTAAAGTTGTTGATGACTACATCACGACACAACTCAACAACAATGAAACACAAACAAAAGAACCCGAAGAAGATATAGACTTTTTCTCAGAGCCAGAAAAGGCAGTAGCTAAAGCTATTGAGAATCACCCGAAGATAAAGGAAGCTGAACAAATCAGTAACCAATATCGCCAGTCAACGGCTACGGCACATTTGCAGAGCAAACATCCTGATATGAAGGAAATTCTTGCAGATTCCAAGTTCGCTGAATGGATTAAGGGTTCTAAGATTCGTACACAGCTTTTCGTACAGGCTGACCAACAGTTTGATTATGAAGCCGCAGATGAGTTATTTACTCTATGGAAGGACAGAAAACAGGCAGTAAACCAAACTGTAGCCGCTGAGAAAACACAACGCAAACAGGCTGTCAAAGCCGCCTCAACAGGTAACGCAAGAGGCAGTGGAGAACGCTCAGGCAAGAAAGTCTATAGACGTTCGGACATTATTAAACTAATGAGAACCGACCCTGACAGATACCAGTCATTATCAAACGAGATAATGCAAGCATATTCAGAAGGGAGGGTTCGTAACTAATCTTATTATAAAGGTATATTATCATGGCTACATCAACTTACCCTACACAGAGTTCCGCAGTTGGTTTAACAGAAGCGGCAACTTTTATCCCAGAGATTTGGAGCGATGAAATTGTTGCGGCATATCAATCTAATCTCGTACTGGCTAATCTTGTTAAGAAAATGTCTATGCAAGGTAAAAAAGGCGATGTGATTCACATTCCTAAGCCTACTCGCGGTTCAGCTAACGCTAAAGTCGAAAACACTGGTGTAACTCTACAGAACAATACTGAGAGTGAAGTAACAGTAACAGTCAACAAGCACTTTGAATACTCTCGTCTGATTGAAGATATTGCAGACGTTCAAGCACTATCTAGCCTACGTCAGTTCTACACTGGTGATGCAGGTTACGCTCTAGCTAAACAAGTTGATACTGACCTGTTTGCTTTGGGTGTATCATTCGGT